GCATACTCGAAGTTATACCGAATGTGGGCGTGATCGTTTCCAACAACATCAGCACTCGCGTTGTTGTCATGGGCTCAACTACGAACGTAAATCGCGCATTCGACGGTTTACGTTGGACACCGACACCGGCATTCAGTGGCACTGCAACGATCACTCTGCGCACGAGCGACGGTGACAACATTGATACCGACACTTTCAACGTCGTTGTGTCAGGTACAGCACCGCCTTATGTGCCGCCTGGGCCAACGAACTCTGTGCCGTCAGGGACGAAGATGGTGCCGTATGGCTACACGCTCAACTTCTCAGGCGACGGCATCACTGTGTATGACCCTGATGTGGCGACGCTGACAACGACGCTCACGATGGTCGGTGGCATTGTTCACGTGACGCCAAGCGGCGCAGCCGTGACCGGCAACGATACAGGGCTCGTCACTCTCGTGGGCACACAGACGCAGATTAGTGCAGCACTCGGCACGTTGATCTTCACGCACAACGGCGGCTTCTGGGGCTACGCTAAGATAACAGTGTCGACAAACGATGGTCCGAAGACAAGTGCGAACGACATCAACATTGTTGTCGGTGTGCCTGCACTGCCGCCTGTGCAACTCGTGCCGCCACAACCGTTCTCGGTATCTGGCTTTACTGCGGGCTCGAACATCAAGTTCACGAGTGGTCCCGGTCCTGACAATTCGATGAAGATCACCGCTGCCTATAAGATGTCGCTTCGCACAACGATCTCGTGCGGTCACGGCATCATTAAATATGACGCCAATGCCACGGGCTACACGAATCTCGCCGATGGTTGTCCGACGAAGGTGCTCTATGGTTATTGGAACGGTGCCGCTGCGACAACGATGCGACAGATAAACAATTATTGGAATGTCATTGGTATGGCGCGTGCACGCAATGCCGGTTCCGGCCTGGGCGGCGGTGCTGTGTCCTGGCCCTATGCAACGGGCAATGCGGGCGTGCCGCTACCGCACGATGTTCAATTCATTCGAGCCTGCGGCAAGCCTGTCTTGCTCGTTGTCGGCGGGCCTGGGTATGGCTTCAACTACACGACGCGAGCGCAGTCGGATGCCTTGCTTGGCTCGCTCATTCCGTTGATCTATGCAATGGGTGGCGTCGACGGCATCGACATTCAGTTTTACGACGGCGACTTAACTGGCTTGAGCCTCACAACGGAAGCTGTCTATATCGCGCAGCAATTGAAGGCAGCATACGGTTCGAAGTTCATGATTGTTTATTCATTCAGGCAAAACCCAGCGTCGCAGCAAGTGAAGGACATTGCTGTCGCTTTGCACAATGCAGACTGCTTGACGTTAGTTCAACAGATATTCATGGACAATGCAGCGAACAAAGTGGCGAATGCTGTATCAAGCAAGGTTCTTCAGTTCATAACGGACACGCAAATTCCACGTAACAAACACATGATTGGCATGTCGCATAACTATGACTACACGAACAATCTCACCCTAGCAGAAGCCGTGAATGCATATCAACAAACGAATACGGTCAACACCGCCTTTCGTGGCGTGTCCTGTTGGTCTATTGACCTAGATGCTGCGGTAACTGGCTCATTCAGCACAGAGTTCAAATGGACGCAGCTTGGCTATACCTTGACTGACAAAGGTACGGCACTCATAACAGGACACTCAACGAGACAAGTGACGCTCACGGGCGACTACCAACAAATTAACTCGGCGTTGGCATCGTTCTACTATTATCCGGACCTTAACTATCAAGGCCCGGACCCTGTTGTCATGACGACAACCGATGGCACGCTATCGGACACGGACTCGATCAATGTCACTGTGATGAATTAAATGTGGGATGAAGTACAGCAATGGATACTTCGCTTCGCCGGTGTTGCGGGTGCTCTCGTGTCGATGCGCTTTGTGAGTGGGTCACTCTTCGAGCGTGTGCTCATGGTGATCGGCGGCGCGTTCTTCTCGTTCTACGCAACTGAGTGGGTCGCGCAATGGCTCGCGTTGCCGCAGGGGCTCACGGGCTTTCTCCTGGGGCTGTTCGGCATGTCGGTGCTCTCTCGCGTGTGGGAGTGGGTTCAATCGACGAATGCTGTGTCGGGCTTTCTCGATGCATGGTTGAATAGAGGCAAGCCGAAGGATAAATGACATGATGCTCGATGCTTCTTTCGTGTCGTCGGCGTGCTGGTTCTTCATCGGCACGACGGCTATCGTCGCGAGCTTCAACGGCATGGTGCGCAAGACCGTGCTCGAATGCATTGCACTCGGCGGCGTCAGCCTGGGCGCGTTCTCACGATCCTACTATGTCTACATGCGGCAAGAGACGGACCCTGATGCGCTTTGGATTTCGATTGCGCTCGCGATCTATTGCCTTGCCATGTGGTACAAACTCGTGTGGGTTATTCCACACCGGCCCGATTACAAGCCGCCACCGAAATCGCCTTACTACTGATGGCAAACATCACGCTCACAGACTACATCGTCAAGCGCAATGTGCGGGCGTTCCTGTGGGCGATTCGATATGGCGAAGGCACGCAAGGCGAGAACGGATACCGCACGCTGTTCGGTGGTCAATTGTTCAAGGGTCCGGACGGTGTCTATGGCACGTTCGACGACTTCGCCGATCACCCGCGCATCAAGACGACGGTGACGCTGCGCAATGGCAAGGTCTACACGTCGACTGCGGCGGGCGCGTATCAATTCATCGTGCGCACATGGGACGGTGTTTGCAATCAATACGGCTTCATCAACTTCGAGCCACCGACACAAGACCTTGCCGCTATCGCATTGATAGCTGGCCGCAAAGCACTCGAAGATGTTGTCGAAGGTCGCATCGACATCGCAGTTGCGAAGTGCAATAAAGAATGGGCTAGCCTGCCTGGGAGTCCCTACGGGCAACCCGTTGTCACGCTGGGAGAGTTCAAGCGAGAATACGAAGAGGCAGGCGGGCTGTATTTGAATGAACAAGCGCAACCCTTGCCGATACCATTGCCACCGGAAGCAATCGCACTTGAGCCCAAATTGCCACCGGCTAACGGCAGCGAAGTCGTCGAGATTGCGAGAGGTAAAACGGCGGACATCGAGGCAAGCTACATACAGGAGAAGCAAATGCCTATACCCGCAGTTGTCGCGGCATTGTTGCCGACGCTCATTCAACTCGTGCCGCAGTTGACGAAGATTTTCGGCAGTGGCTCTGAGGTATCGAACCGCAATATCGCAGCGGCAGAAGCAGTGTTCACCGTGGCGAAGGATGCCATCGGCGCGAAGAATGAACAAGAGGTTGTCGAAGCGGTGAAGGCCGATCCTGTTCAAGCAACCATCGTCAAGAATGCTATCGAGAAGAACTACTTGAACATTCAAGAGGCGGGCGGCGGCGGCATCGAAGGCGCACGAGCGTACAGCGTCGCTGTCGCATCCATGCGCACGCCAGAGGGACAGCCGCTCTCGTTGCTCACGCAACCGGCCTTCGTGATCTCTATCGTCATGCTCGGGCTCGTTGTCATGATGGTGCTTGTCGTGCTGTTCCCGTGGGAAATATTTCGAGCGAACGGCGGACAGATTTATACCGATGAAGTACGATTGATCGTGGTGACAGCCATCATCGGATCACTCTCGACGATAGGGGCTTTCTGGCTCGGATCGTCATTCGCAAGCCGTGGCAATAACGCGAGTGGCTCTCGCACACGTTCAACCGATTCAGGAGCAATGCAATGAAGATCGAATGTAGCGAAGGTTCAAGCGGCGTGTGGTCTTGGCGCTTCAAGAGCGACAACGGCGAAACCGTCATCGCCGAAGGCACGAAGACTTTCGAGTCGCAGGCAGAAGCGAAGAAGGCCATTGACGCATTCGCCGGATCAGTGGGCGTCAAGGCAAACGCGGTCAGCTATGTGCCGCTTGTGCCAGAGAAGGAAGAAGAGTAGGCAAGCGCTCGATCAGCGCTAGGGGCAAGGTAGTGCCCATGCGCGGGCCGCAGTGCCACGACGCGATCTGACGCAGGCGTGCGGCACTGGCGACGGCAAGGGCATCCATCTCCTGCGCCGTCATCCCTCGAAGGTCGACGAGCCATGTTGCCCGCTGATTGCCGATCAGGCACCAACAGCGCCCGCCCGCCCAGGTCCG